GTATTGATGAAAAGAATTATTATGTAGTCATGGTGCAACATAATGTCGATTTAGAACGAATTCAAGTTTTGATGGAATCGTGGGGAGAATAACATGTTTGAAACTACTATTGATGGATTTTATTTCGAGCTTTCCAATGGAATTTGCATTGTTACTGTCGATGAAAAAGAATATGCACGCTTTAGTACGCTGAGTCCTACTGGACTTCCTACTATTGGTAGCCAGCAAGAATTTGAACAAGAAGCCATGTGGTGGCTCTACAAGAATGTGCAGGTTTAATTATGCTACGTGCTGACAGAGACCGTATTTGTGCTGCGCTTAGGTCAAATGAATATAAACAAGGCGAGGACCGGCTCGAAAGAATTATTAATGGAGTAAGTTATTTTTGTTGTCTGGGAGTTATTTGCGATACTTTCATTCCAGAAACAAGAATTTTGAAAAAAGATTTTTGTGCATACTATAATGGTGTTTCAGCAGCATTGCCACCCAACCTTATTGAAAGACTTGGTGTTTCTTCTTGTTTCATGAATTTTAATATGCCAGCGTGGCGCGGTTCAGAACATAATGTTTCATTAGGCTACGATCTAGCTATGCTGAACGACAATGCAAAACTTACATTTGAACAAATTGCCGACATGCTAGAATATTTTTTCGAGGTGGAAGACTGATGTCAATTTCTATTGTTCTACAAGAGCTTGAAAATTTAAGTGTAGAAGAAATAGCTAATCTATTTGAAGACCTTGGTATTAAAGGAACAAAGGATGATCCTTGTCTTTGTCCTTTAGCAAGGTATCTAGAAATGAAGCTAGACGATAACCATATTAGTGTTGGCAACTATTCTGTTAGTAGCTTCCTTCCCATGGCTGTTGAGCAGTTTATTATGCCTTTAACAGTGAGAGAGTTTGTTCATAGGTTTGATAATGGAGAATTTCCGGAGCTAGAAGATGAATCCTGAATCACCAGAATGGTATGCTTTAAAGTGGATCTTAGACGCACTCAATCAAGCTATCACAGAAGACATGAGAACGTTAAAAGAATTTTCTAGTTCTACTATACCTGAAGATCAGGCGGCAGTGCCTTTTTGGATTTCTGTACTAGAAGAAGATAGTAAGATGCGCGATCTATTGTTGCAGCACTACAATATTACTCTAGAAGAAATTTATATAGACGAGAAAATCGTGTATATTGATATAGACCTTGATGAAATGAAAAGAATTGGATTGTCGTAATGGAATTTAAGGCGTGGGGCAAAACGACCCGGCTGCTAAGTGATGTAGTTATTACCGAAAAATTAGATGGTAGTTCAATGGCTATTATTATTGATTCTGCCGAAACTGGATTTAATATCGGTGCACAAAGTCGTAATAGACTGATCACAGTTGACGACGACCACCAAGGCTTTGCAGCATGGGTTGCACATAATATGTATGCCATCTATGATATCCTTGGTCCTGGCCACCACTACGGTGAATATGTCACTAAAGGTCTCAAGCGGCCTAAATTCTTTCTATTTAATACTGAACGTTGGTCGGGCGTAGAAACTGATTTTGGTTTGGACTGTGTTCCTATTATGTACTATGGTCGCTACTATGAAGGTCTTGTGGCCGAACAGCTAAAGCTATTAGAAAGTTTTGGTAGTTCCGTCTATGATGCTCCACCCGAAGGAGTTGTCATTTACTGGAAAGCTGACAAGACATTGAAAAAAGCCTTTTGTTCGGGGGTTTCCAAGCAAAAAGGAAACATTTGATGGGAGATTATAGGACTAGAGCACAATGGTCACAGATATTAGCTTGGCTATTTAAGCACCGTTTAATTCAATGTCAAATCTGTGGATCTAGGAATAATTTAACACGAGACCATATTATTCCTAGATTTATGGGTGGTGGCAGTCATGCTGACAATATTGCAGTATTATGTGCTAAATGTAACCAGAAAAAGGATCGTGATTATTATTCTTGGTTGCAGCCTTTTGAATTTCCATCTGACGTATTTGACTATATTTCAATTGAAGCTATTGGGATGGGTGATTACCTCCCTATTGGAAAAGTTATAGCTGTAAAACGAAATGAATTTGTTGTATCGGTACAGGTAGATCCGAAATATGCCATAGTTAAAAAGGTTATTGAACATGCCTCTTTGTCGCCCCGAGAAAAAACCTGGCGGCTTACTTCACAAGCAGTAAATGTATTGGAAGCTGAATTATGCTTATCTTGCACCTAGAAAGATCCATGCCGAATAATTACTTGACTGTAGATGTTTGGGATTGGGGAAATAATACACTACGTTTGATGCTTACGGTCTTTTATGAAGGCAAAGGCAAGGTTGCCCTTAAACAATATTTTATTGATGTACCACATTATAGTGGCAATCCAACTGAATTGTTAATGTCCCTTCGTAATGTATACCAGGAAATTCAGGATGACGAAACTATTAAAGCGGGTCAATTAGCAATCAAACAGCTTTTTGAGCTTTGACAAATAAGTAGTAGCATAATATAATTAGCATGGAATTCCATTGGTACCAAGGAAGGATGTGAATTATATTAATGGCTACTTATACACTTACTGACACTGGTCTACAGCCAGTAGAAGTTCAAATGCTTAAAAGCTTACAACAAAGAAATAATGAAGTAACCTACAGTGCGGCTCATAACAACGGTATTACTGTAGATAATGTTGCTACTAGAGACGCTAAAATGTATGGAAATATTAACGCTGGCGTTAGATAAGTTTTTCGTATTATAAAAGGGCCGGGTGGCCCTTTTATAATTTAAATAGGTCTTGACAAGCAAATATTGCTTGTGCTAGGATCTCCTACGAAGGGTAAGAATATGGCTAGTAGTGATTATGTCAAGCACGCAAATGTAGACGTCATTATGAATATGGCTGGCGTACACGAAATCAAAAAGAAAAACTCCTACGAATATTATCAAGGTAGTGGTAAGTGGACAAAGGATCGTTCAAAGGCAAAGACATGGAGGAAGCGTCAGCAAGCTGACAGGATAGCAAATAAATTATGAAAATTTTTACTACATTATTGGCTTTGGCATTAATGGTTTTTGGCACATTAGATATTATAAATGGTGCAATTGTAATTGGAATTATATGTTATGTCGCTGCTGGCATCTTCGGAGTTGCACGTAAGCGCCTTCCCTAATTTTTATGAAAGTATATGCTGATAAACCGTAGGTATAGCCTACGGTTTATTTGTTGACTTGTTGAATTTGACCAACAATTTTACTAGAGGTGACCCTAGCTAATTTACGTACAACACATTGGAGAACTAGATAATGTCTGAATTACATGTTGCATGGGCTTATGCTATTAACGAATCAGTTTTTATTGGAGTTTTTGATTCTGTAGATAGAATGCAAGCTGCACTTAAAGAAATTATTAACGCTGACCCTAGTTTCACAATGCATTATCTACTAGATACAAAGAAGATTGAAGTGAATACTAATTATGCTTTTGAAGCTGCTTGGTTTGATGACGTAGAGTAGTTTATTGCGTAGCAAAGTGTGATCTGGTACACTTGTTCGCATGACTAATTTTAGAAAGACCTTAAAAGTGCTTTTGGTAATTGGTTTGACATTAGGATTAAGTTTTGGTCCAGCTAGCGTAGCAATTGCTAGTACAACAATTCAACAACAACCACGACACCTAGTAGCAATTCAAACAGTAAAGCCGTTTGTTTTTCAAAAAAGTTTTGTAGCAAAAATGGATAAAGGAATTCCTGACATAATTACTCCTGTAATTGTAAAAATTGTGCCACCCTCCTTGGCAAATAAATTACCGGCTCCTGTTCGTAAAGCACCTAGAATTGCCAAGACACCAATTATGAACAGTGGCCCAATATTAAGTGGAAACTATCCCAGTGTAGCAACGTGGCAGAAAATAGCTCAATGCGAATCTGGTAACCGTTGGAACATTAATACTGGAAACGGTTATTACGGTGGTCTACAAGAAAATATGGCTTTTTGGCGAGGTAATGGTGGATTAGCTTATGCTGCTAGACCAGACCTAGCAACAGAAATGCAGCAAATTGCTGTAGCTGACAATGCATATAGAACACGAGGTTTTGAACCATGGCAATGCGGTTGGGCAGCTTACAAATGACTTTTGATGAATTTTTCTTTATTGTATTAAACTACAATAGGCAGAACCCACAACAAAGAAAAGGCCAGGCACTAGTAAATATTTGCAGGAAGTATCGTAAAGACATTTTAGACAGATATTATGCCCAAAATGTATGGGCAGATACTTCTGAAGGAGTTAAAGATCCATTCTTTAAAGATTACCTTTTTAACCCAATGCTCAATTTCATAGAAAGCAACTGGAAATGAAAACATTTAGAATTAAGCTTGGATTTGCTTAGAGAAAACGGAAACTTGTTAGAAAAGAGACCTTATCAATCACGAACCCAAAGACTATCTTTGTCCCTTCTGTGACTGGCTAAGTGGTCATGAAACGGAATACAAACAAAACGGTGATATCATATATCAGGACGAAAATGTTACTGCTTTTATAGCACCAAAATGGTGGGTGAATAATCCGGGTCATGCCATTGTCATACCGAATCATCATTATGAGAATCTGTATACAATTCCAGAGTCATCACTGATAGAGGTCTATAAAACCGTCAAGAAAATAGCAACTGCTATACGACAAACATACGATGGTTGTACGGGAACGTCAACACGTCAGCATAATGAACCTGCCGGTAATCAGGATGTATGGCATTTCCATGTGCATGTATATCCTCGATACAAAGAAGATAAATTGTATCAGAATCATGATAATAAGAGGTTTGTTAGTCCAAAAGAACGCAAACCTTACGCCTCTAGGCTCAGAAAGTACCTAAAAGAAGTATCATAGTACACACTTTGGCCAAGATTTTCTTAATGCCTTTAAATTAAAAGAATACGCTAATCGTAAAGACATATATGACCTCTATTACCATGACATAGTATGGTCAGGTGAAGAAGATATTAGAGATGCTGCATCAAAAGATGCATATTTCGTTGAAATGCTAGAATTCGTAGAAAGACATTGGGATGAAAACTTTTAGAATTAAGCGTGAATTTGCTTTGCAATGGATTGATTACCTATTGAACAAAGGGTTTAAACAAACACAAGAAGTGTTGCATAACCCTAGCAATGATACATATTGTTGTCTTGGTGTAGGTTGTGTTGTAGCTAGAGATCTAGGTTATAATGTAGAAATTGTTAATTTAGAATTCGAAACAGAATTCAATGGTAGTCAAGATGTAATGCCACTAGATATTGCTGAGTTCGCAGGAATTACAGATATCAATGGTTGTACTACTTTGAATCCACAACTAGGTTCTTATAAGGCTTCTGAATGGAATGATGACCACGGAGCAAGCTTTGAAGTAATTGCTGCACTTATTGCTTTTTATGCAGAATTTTATTAAATAAATTGAAAAGGCCCTTTCGTAAAGGGCCATTAAATAAATTCGTGGCTCCTATCGTAAAAGGGGGTTTGGGGTTTCGGACCAAACCGGACAAAAAGGGCAAAAATCCAAAAACCCCCAAACCCCCAAAAAAAGGAAAAAACAGGCACAACGGACAAACCGTATGCTTGCGACATTTGGTACAAAGCGTACAAACCACCCAAATCGGACATTTCAGACAAAAGGAATGAAATTTTCGTTACCGCGCTGTTACCAAAAAGCTGGTAACGTCCGTGCTGCTCCACCGATATACCTAGCGACAGACCAACCAAGGGAGCACAATTCAAAGCTTTTTGGGCGAATTCTCTAAAAGATGTCCGAAAGCAGTTTTTGAAGGCTTATGGACGAAGAGTAGCAATTGTCCGAATTACGAAATATTGGCGATAAGGTAAGGATGTCCTAAAATGGCGAATGTTGTTACTTATGCCGGAGTGCGTCGAATGGATGACGTGGCCGGAGATCAGGTAGAGGTCACGTTGCCTGATGGTACTTTGATCATTGTGCAGGACACTGGCACGATCGAGATCACAGGGGCCAAGAAGTCCGTTTCGCTTGAAATTTGTGACATGCAGCTTGACTAACAGCAGGCCAGCCGGTTGGCTGGCCTGCTTTTTGCTGCTAGACATTTGCTTTAGCGAAAACGGACATTTAGTTAGATGATCTTCAAAGCTGCTCTACGGCTAGTCCTAGTACCTACTTTGGCCCCTAGGCTGTCTATGGCCTTCTCAGGGGCCATTACGGCCCCATGCAGCTCTACTAGTAGCCAACCAAGCTAGATACAAAACGGACAATAAATTCCCAAGCACAAAACGGACAAAAGTTGTAGCTTCCTGCTAGGTCGGGGGCTAGTGTTCTCCATGTCAGGCCAGCACGAACCAAGCGGAGCCGGACACCGAAGCTCTTAGAAGGCAAGGCACTAGATGCCAAGCTAACGGGAGTTGACAGCAAGGCCAAGTGTTTGCTAAGTTTCACCCGCACCACGAAGACCCAATTAAATGCTCTGGGAGTGACGTCCCAAACGGCTCACACCGTGCTACGACAGTGCCAACCCAAGGAAACCTATGGCAGGAATGCCATAGCCGCTAGGTAGACGAACCTAGTTGCTGGTGAACGACGGTAGCGAACGTGAGATAAAAAAAGATCAGTGACGGGCATACACCCTGGGAGTGTATTGCTGATCAACATATGTGGCCAGACACTGACACACGTCATATCTTGCAAGTGTGCCTAGGCTGTCTTAGGTGGTTGCCGACAAGGTGCCGGGTTGAGGCTTATCGAGTCTCCCCATTCACCGAGCACACCAAGCCCAAGGGTATAGTTACTGCGGATATGCATCTGGCGCAACGGAAATGTTTTATGGGAATAGTTGGCTGCTTTACCGGAGTGCCATAAAGGGATCTTCACTAGTGCTAGCCACACAGTGCCCTGACAGCACTCCATACGGGATATTAGTTCAATGGCAGAACATGGTATTAGCGGGTAAAAACGCATTTTTAAGTGCAAGTTCAACTACGGTTGCCGCTAATTCTTGACTCCGGTTCAATTCCGGAATATCCCACTAGTCGAATTATGGAGGTTAGCTATGCAGGAAGACAGCGACCGTTACCTCGGTATCAAGCCAATGCGTCCCAAACGGCGTAGGAAGGTAGCCACCAAGGCTGAAACGGGCGGTTGTGGCCTGCCGCTGGCACGTCTCAAGGCTGATCGAACTCCTGTCATTGTCACTTTCATCGAGCACTAGGGGCTAAAATGCGCAAGCTGTTCACTATGTGGCGTTTTCTGGACAAGCGCACGATCTACAGTGTGTCGTGGGAAGACATCTACGGCGAACTGCACATCATCTGTAACACGTTCCGCGAGATCAATTTCTGGGTTGGTTGGCTCACCAAGACACCGGCAGTGAATATCACTGCATACAAGCATGGCCGGGAAGACACCCTTTTGTTCCCCGCTAAGTGAACAATGTTTTTGTTTGCATAGGATTTATGCCTATGCATTCATCGTCATTGGATCATAGAAGGGTCAACAATGAACCGTATCGAATTGGCCGAACAGGTCATGGATCAGCATCGCATTATTGCCTTTTCGGATGACGCCCAGATCGCCGCGAATGGATTGCCGATTTATGACAGTTCGCGGGCACTGCTGTTCGCAACCATACAGATTGCCTACCCGGATGTTGCCACGTCGGAAGTCTACAGAATTTGGTGCGATTGCAACGAATCGGTTGCGCACTGCGTCAACGAATGGCATAAGCAGCAGCGCGCTTGCGGTAACCTTGAATGCAACAGTGAATGCAACCGAAGGTTTTACTTGTTCGTTGACAAGCCCGATGGTGACGAATTGGCGTTCTTGGCAATGCATACCACAACCCAATACAACAACATGCGGAAATACCTTGACGTCAATTTGCCGGCGGAATACACGATATGGGGCGATCTGTGAGCATTTACCTATGTGGTGCAGCGTGCACCAAAGAGTACGGTTGTACTGACCGACAGGAAAGCTATGCCGGTTGTGTGTTAGTTACATACGAGCGCAACGGTTATGACGACAGTGATTTTTGTGCCTTGGTGTGGGACGACTCAAGGGTCAAGGAAGTCACCTATGCCAGCACACGTGGATGGACTTACCACAACAGCACTGTTGTTGACGCAACGCCAGAAGTGCAGCACGCTGCTAGGGCATACTTCCTTGGCGCTGTATTGGCCGCTGAACTACGCAATGCTGAAAACAGCACTTTGGTACCAGAAAAGTATGATCTTGTCCTGTCGACCACTACAAGGGGCAAGAACGTTGGTGTCCGTGGTGTGCTGCGCTGGATTGGTCCTGACAGCTATGCACGTAGCTATGGCGGTATTGCGCCTATGCGTGCCGGGATCAAGGTAGAAGGTGAAACCAAGCTCTGCTATGTGCCACTGGACAAGGTTCAACGAATCGAGCCTAGAGCCATTGACACGGCAGAGATCACCGAACGCGTTACCAATTGGGTAGCTGGTGCCAATTGGCGTAGTTTGTTCGAGCATTACTAAACGGTTATTGCCGGCATGGTGCGGTGAGCGCAATTGAATCCCGCATTGTGTGCTATACCCGTTGGAGGAAAAATGGAGAAGGTATCAGAAATTGGTGACCTTGTCATCTCAAGAGCTGACAACAAACGATATGGCGTAGTGACGGCCATACCGTCATTGGGAAAGGGTGTCCCGCGCGTCCAGAGAACAGTGACATGGGCAGATGGCCCTATTGTCAATTATGGCCTTGTCGCTATGCGTTCTGACTCTGGATTCTTTGTATCACCCTTTATTCCGGGTGACCGTGTTTACTATCGGGATGGCGGCCCGACCGCGCTAGCTACAATTGTGGCAGTAACAGAAGCGCAGAATATTGATGGTTGTTTCGTTGATATCGAATTTGATGACGGAATTGAAAACGGCGAATACTGGTCAACCCAATTTGCAAAGGTGCTGTGACATGCTCGTTGTTCGTGAAATCAATGGTGACCAGCAGTACGACATTGAGATCATTTCGCGTTCTGATGATCTCGAAACGGCACGGACAGACCTTGTTGAGTGGCTTGCTGCTGTGTCAGCATCGGAAAAGTATGCTGACGTCGTTCTTGCTGACCTTGACAAGCTTGACGTAGCTTTTGACAGCACGTTTGAGCACGACACAAGTGCCGAATGGTCTGACCGCTATGAATGGTTGTGCGCTAGTTCTGCCGCACAGTATATGGCTGTCTAGGCTAGTTTTTTGCTTGCTGCATCTACATAGGTGCAGCTTGTTCGAAACTAGAAAGGATGCAAGAAGTGTACGCAAAACTCCACAGCGGGCTACTCCCGCACGGGAGTAGCCCTCTAGGTACCCGATCGCCTTACTGGGCCGTCATGGATGGCCGATATATTGTCGGAGAAGTAACCGACCATTTTGGGCTGCTCACGGCTGACGATGCACTCGCTATTCACGCGGCTGGATACACCACTGCGGTTACCTGGTCGGCCGATGGCGATGTTCACGATAATCGGCATGTATTGGGTAGACAGCCATTCGTTGGCAATCTGGACGAACTCAAGGCCAGTGTTGGCTTGATACATGGGCCGTTGTGGGGACTGGCAGGCGACTGCACAACGTGCGGCAAAGAACATCCGGTCAAGATGCCGATATTCGAAACAGTGCACGGTCTGTTGGGAGTCACTCCCGGAAAGGACAGCAATGTCTAGGTTCAGTGGTCGACAGGCAAAGGGTGCTATGCGGCTCTACAGGGCCACCAAGCGGCAGGAAGCGGAAGCCAGGCAGGTTGGTATCCCGTTGCGCAGAACCAAGCGCTACAGGTCAATGCTACGGGAACTGGATCAGGAAGCGCTGGCAGCATGAAACAATACCGTAGCCATGGTGACAACTACACAGATGGCAAGACACTAGCCACGTGGCTTGACAGTAACAAGCCATTCACCAATAGCAATAGGCAATTTCGCGGCATCTATTACCTGGGTAACGCCACGAATCATGAGCTTGTTCAGGCGTGGTTGCCTACTGACGAATGGACTGCATTCAAGCTCAGGGCCAACGGTATCGATTACGTCGTGCTTAGCTATAACACGATCATTGCTTACCGTTGGTGCGGCTCTTGGCATGTACCCGATTGCAAGTATTCGCGCACTACGACCGGACATCAGTCAATGCTTGCTTGGGCCATTCAGGAGGTTCAGAAACATGCTCACGCTGCATAGGAAAGACGGGACGCTTGTTGACCCGGAAACGATCCTTGTTGATTTCAAGGGTGCTAGCTGGATTTACGACTCAGTGACGCATCCACGCAAGGTCAATGTCAGGCAGGGACCAAAGGACGGTTTTTATCCTGACACGTGGCGACAACAGTTCTACCCGGCAGTTTTTGATGTTGTCATTCGCGATATTGACACCGGTTACCATTGGCCACCAATCAACGTTTCTCGAAAGGACTGACATGCAGCCTAATATCGAATTGATGGATCGGGTTATGACGCATATTCGTCTGTACCCCGAACAGCATGACCAGGAAAGCTTTGGCAGGCTGACCGAATGTGGTAGTGCGCATTGCTTTGGTGGTTGGGCCGTTGCTTTGATTGATGGAACGGAGTCCTTTAGGTGGTCCAATGACATTGTTGTTGGTGTTATTGTCAATGGGCAGCGATGGGACGTTGACAGGCGCGCGAGTTTCTTGCTGGGTGTTGATGGTTGGAAAGAGCTTGATACCGTGTTTAGCAACTACACCGTTGAAACCTATGATTACGACTGCGAAGAAGAAGACTGCTATTGTGCCGAGACGCAATTCACCAATCCGTCATTGTTTTCGGAAGTCAACACTGTCGATGACCTTGCGGAGCGGGTGGAGTATTACCGTTCCATGGTGGCGTGATGGATCCGAACGCATTGCTTGACGATTTGCGTGACCTGGTTACCAAGGCATTCAATTCGGGAGAAAGCGCAACGCAGCTTGAGTTTGATTTTGCTCGTGCTTTCAATGCCATGGATAATTGGCTGTCTATGGCTGGCACACGTCCACAACATTGGCTCTGAAGGGATGACATGAAACTCCGGTGTGCTAGGCATGACCAGCGCGTCATGGTTCTTGCTGCCAGTGTTATTCATCGGCATAACGGCCTTGGTTGTGACTCACCACTACTGGTGATCGGCCAACGTCAACTAACTGCCCAGACTGTTCGTGAACACAGCACGCTCTAGCGTGCACGCTACGGCCCGTGTGGGCTTCTTGGGTGTCACGGAACCCACGTAGCACGATAGGTCGCCTACGGCCGTCCTAGACGGCAATACGGCCACCTAGGGATTAACTAGACTGCTCCTGTGAACCCTAGGGAGATCAGGCCATGCGTGGAAGCTATGGCAGGGCTAGTCATATCCAGCATGGCAAGCCGCTTACAATTGGAACTTGAAACACCCCAATTCAGGCGAACCATGTCGAATACACTTATTCGTCGCTGTCTTCCGAGACTAGCGGGGCCTTATAGAAATGGCATACAAAAAGCCTATTGGCATTGGTTTGATCGGCCAGTGTACGGTAACAAAAACCATTTCCACGGTTGGTCGGCTGGTAATACTATGTCGGTCAATGTTTAACATGGTAACAAAGCCAACAAAAAGCCATGCATTTTATAACCCAATCGGGGCCATGTGCCCCATCCTAAAATAGTGCGCAAGCACATGGGAATGCGCTTAGGCGACGATCCCCCTTATGTGGTCAAAATGCCTTTTGGTAATGAGTCCGTGGCCGGTGCTAGTCAAGAGCTAGCCTTATGGCATTGATAGGTGCGGCTAACCACAATCCAAACTTTAGGAGTTATTGTGTGTGACTTTGGTTTGATCTCGACCGATGAGCTGTTCGAATTGCGTCAATTGCTGCGCATCTACCGACGTGAAACGCGGGATTGGTGCCAAGACAACAAGGCACATGCTGACAACGTCTGGACGGCCGTTGATATTGAATTGCATTCACGTGAAATAGCGGAGGGACGTAGAGCATGACGGCTTATGTTTTTGACATCGCTAAGTCGATTGCGGAAGCGGGACAACAGGCACGCACGTTTGCCAATGGCTATTATTTCAGTTGCCGTGTCGATTCGAATTCCTATGCTAAGCCTGCCGAAGATGATCATCATGACGAATTAGCATCAGAGTTCGCACAGTGGTACGCACAGAAGGTTGTTGACTACTACCTGAATGGTGGCAATCTGCCTATGGATATCCCTACTGCATTTTGGGTTTGGACTGCTGATGCCTGATATGCAAATAGCGTTAGCTGAAAAGCTTGCAAAGGATGAAAAGCAAAAGGCTTACTATTTTGCACAAGGTTGGTTGGCCAGCCATAGGCATATGCTCGGTCAGTATTGTGACATGGAATTGATTGTTCAGCACAATGCTTTGGCCAACGACTTTGCGCTGTTTTATGCGGAGGTGGTCCTCTCCTATTACTTGGGAATGTCACCTAGCTTGCCCAGTGGTTTTGCTATGGAGTTTGTGCAGTTTTTGGCGGATGATGTGGCTTTTGATGGACCGGTAACCGACAATAGCTAGGAGTCCAGCATGTTCAATTACATTGTCTGGCCGGAATCGACCGAAGGATATGACGATGCGGAATACGACTGCGACTAGCTTTGATGCTAGCAAGCCTAAGCGCTACGTTTGGGTTTACGTGCTGTCTGCGCTCATGCTAGCAGCCGCTTTTGGCTTGCTAGCCAATGAATTCCCCTTTATGTTCAACTAAATAGCTAGGGTCCGCAAGCTTCCACGGATTAAAACCCCATAGGGGTCTAGGGTTCAATCCCCTGGCGGACCACAAAGGAAATGAAAGGAAAGAAAGGATGCACGCTTATAATAACTATGTGGGAAAGCTGAATAGAACAAAGGGCACACGAGCACATTCGAGGGATAAGCGGGAAACAGTACAACGCTTACCATTACTTATGCGTCCGAGCATTGTATGTCCCCATTGTGAACGTAGTGTTCTTGTGTCTTGCTGGCATGGTGCATTGCTTACTAAGCACTATGTTGGTGGTAGGCCAGGTGGTGGCCCAATATGCATCTATTCAGGACAGACTTACAATCGACCAATGCCGGATTGGCCAGACTCTCAAGACTTCAGAAAAGCCGCTAGGTTGTGGCTCGGATTGACACCGAAAGTACAAACGAACATGGAACATCTAGCGGCTTATGCACTTGCATTAGAAGACTTGGCGCTGTAATCGATTCTAACAAGATCATCCGGCTGTCTGGTATCAAGACACTCCAAAGCTAAAGGATCTTGTTAGAGACCAACTGAAGGGGCAATACGGATGCGCGTGGAACAGTACAACGAACAGGGTTACTTGGTAGACGTGTCTAAGGTCAGTTCCGATGCTGCCTATGTTGACGTTGTCACGGATGGCGGTGCTGTTCGGGTCTATGCGAATGGCGAAGTATTGGACGTTGACACCAACGAATTTATGGGGCGGAAATGACAAAGCATGAGGACATCGCCGCCTATTACGACACGCATGACACTTCAGGTGAGATGGAAAACGGGAAATGGGTTGATCCTAAAATGATCAATGACGGACAGGCTAGGCGGATCGCTATGGAATGGCATGGTGGCCAATGGACGGCTCTTTACAGCTTTGGTTCTAGTGGCGCCATTGTCGACCTTGAAGCATTGCGTAGGGAGATTACAGCCGAATTGGTTACGCTGCCCGTAGGCATTGAGCGTAGGGAGCTTTTGGCGCTGGACAAGTATGTACGTACTGCCGGCAATAGGCCATCCATGCCAGGTTGGTCCAAGCTTTGGGACAACACCAAGACCAGATTGGAAGACTGCTAATGCAATTCAACTGGCACGAACTCGACACTGAAAGCTTTTTGAGTTGGATGGTTGTTAACCTTATTGCGGGTAGGAGCAACGAAAAGCTTTTTACTGAACTTTCAGAATCTACGAATGGCTTCACCGAAGTTGACATGCACATTACGATCAATGGCGTTGAGCTTGACCCTAAGCATTTCGCCGATTCTATTCAGCACAATATGACCTACATGGCTGAACAGGCAGCAAAGGAAATGCTTACCGAACTTGGTGAGCTAGACACGCTGCGTGAATCTTTGAATGATTTTCAGGAAAATGTAGCCGAAAAGCTGCTTACGCTGTCTGAACAATTCAATCTAGCGAGGGACTAATTCAATGTCTACGCTAAGCGCGCACGCCCTTATATGGCGTGGCTTGTCTCCGGAAGCCAAAAAGCGGGCTAGGGAAGCATTCAAGCGCCTACACAACTATGACCTTCGCTGGCCTGCCAATGGCGGTTATTGCAAGCATGGTGGCTACGTGGGAGACCCTTACGGACCTGACTACATGTGCGGCACGTGTGAAGCCGGCATTAGTGCCCTTGAATTGGCTTTGAATGCTGCCAAGGACTTTGAGCGTGCCAAATGTGCTGAATTCTTTAAGCTTTTGGCTGACTTCACTTTCAATACGTTTATTGACTACATTGACTATTTCAGCACGGAAGAACGGCAATACCTTATCCCTATGCTTATTCATCAGTTGCAACAGGAAACGGAAAAGCTGTGAACATCGAACAGGTTGCGAAACTTATTTTCACCGAATATCCGGGTTTGTTGGCTAGGGATGGCGATACAGAATTGCACTGGTGGCAGTTCCGTGCAATGGTGCGCATTTCGCTGCCCAATGCCACCAATGTCGAAATAAACAAAGTTTGGATCAATCGATGAATCTGTGGATTGACGATGTTCGACCTGCCCCGGCCAATTGGGCAGGCAATTGCATTACGGTCACCAATTCCGTGGCAGCTATTTACATGCTTGAATTGTGGCATATCAAAGACGCACGTTTCGAATGTATTAGCTTTGACCATGACCTTGGTGGTGACGACACCACGCGGCCTGTTGTGCTCTGGTTAGCCGTCAATGACGCGTGGCCTGCTAAGTGCTATGTGCACACTATGAATCCCGTTGGCCGTGCATGGCTTGTGGGGATGCTCGAACGCTACGGACCGGGAGTGTCGCTATGACCATTATCCAGACACGTACTTGTTTTGATCCCAACTACGTCATGGTGCAGTATTCGCACCAAGGCAAAACGTTTTGGCGTACGCGCCGTGCCTTGCGCATTTACAATAATTAGGGGCTGACATGCTGACATGTTGACGGCAACGGCCGGACGGCATGGATTCTACGCACCTGGCTTATGGACGAATGGAGCTACCCCAATGCCTTGCCAAACTATTATGCCTGAATCACGATCTAGGTATTTCATTGTTGAAATCAACGGTTGTCCATTGCTGTGCTATTCAATTCCTGAACTGCTGGACGAACTCAAGCGAACCTATGCCGCAGAATATTATGGTGCTGATATAGGTAGTGTGCGTGTCTTTGAATGGCACACTGACGGCATCATTGAATTGCACATTACCAATAGCAGACCGGCGGAGTTTGATGCTACTGACTATGCATATCCGCAATGGTCGGTGTCTAAAACGATTGACGTACTTGGTATCAAATTCACTACCCACGTTGGTAGCTTTTATATCCAGATTGACGGAAGGGCATAATGACTAAGCCAAACGAAAAGACCTACCGCGTGGATTACCGGCTGTATGGCGCTACAGCACGTGGTTCTAGGGTCGTCAAGGCTAGGACTCCTAAAGCGGCGGCCGACGCTGCTACGGCTGAACTGGCAGGCACTAACAAGCGTGCTGTCGTGCTCAATGTGTGGCGTCTAGAGCTTGTGGGCCAGGAAGTCACTACCAACGTGCTCATGCCGGTTGGTGCGCTGTGACTTTTGCCGGGGTAGACGCTGAATTCACTGGTGATACTTTTCTCGGTAGTGGCGCACTTAGCTATTCTTGGTACAACAATGTCGTAGTGGCAGAACACCATTGTCCTGACCTGATCGATTGGACATTGACTTTTACTGATGACGAAGGCATTAAGTACAAGGTTGGGCATACGCAGTTGCTTGACGTTGTACGCAAGGTTGCTATTGGTGAGCTTGCAATGCCTGATGACTGCACCCGAAATTGCCTCTATATGTTCGCTGGGGCAGACGCATTGGAGCTTGTTGACTTTGATGCTGTCACTGCCGACTGCATTTTACAGCAGTGTGCTTTTGATGACGTTGTTTACGGCTGAATAGGAGAAAACGGAATGTTTACGGTTCAGGTCTACAGCAAGAATGCTTACCGTACGGTTGCTACTAGCAAGGGCAAGGCTGGCATTCTTTTCAAGGCTAGCCTGGCGCGTATTGTCGGTGACGCCAAGCGGATGCGTATCAAGTCGCCAGATGGCTCTGTGCTGCTTAAGCGGGTCTACAACTGAAAGGTTTTTGATATGAGCTATGAATTTGATGGTGTGCTATTTGTGCTTTGGGATGAAAGGGTTAGCGCTGACACGCTTGGAAACATTGTGTACTTTGAGGTACCGGGTACAACTGCTGCCAACTTTGAAATTGTTTGTCGAGCGTGGCTTATCGGTTGTGATTTTGGTACAGCCAACGGAATTGCTCTAGGCAGTATGCTCGGATGAACCTTGACGATATCCGGGCGGATGCTAGAACCAATCAGTGGTTTGATGGCGCTGCATGTTTTCAAAGTCGCTATTGTGCTAGCACATTCATTACAGTATGCGACACGCTTACCTATTTTGTTAGTAGTGAAATTTTTCAAGGAGGTAGGCTTTATACCGTACGTTGCTATAGCAGCGAAACGGGTGAAATTCGCAAGGCTAGTGAAGTTGGGCAGTTTGCCAGTCGCAACGGCGCCGTTGGTTGGATGCGTAGGAAAATAAAGCCCTAGGATCGATATGGAAGGCCATTGTTTATGAACCTTGACGATATTCGCAAGGACGGCCGAACGCAGCATTGGTTTGCCAATGCTGCTGACTTCAATTCCCGTTATTGCGAATCAACTTGCAAGACCACTGGACAGCATACCTATTTCGTGTCATCTGAAGTTTTTCCGGTTGGCAAGCGCTTTTACACCGTGCGCTGCTATGACTCGACTACTGGGGAAATCTTTAACGCTAGTGGCTTTGGGCAGTATGCAAGCCGCAACGGTGCTACAGGGTGGCTAGGTAGGCTGTAAGCCATCCTAACAAGATCAAAAGGCTTGGTTGGTATAACCTACCAACCAAGCCTTGTTAGGCCGTTACAGACCAACTGAAGGGGCATTATGCTTACTACTGCTAGCAGAGTTAAGAACTCAATCGAGCTACTGGACAGCAAGGCGCCTAAGAATTGGCGTACTTTGGTCAATTGGGACAGTTTGGACCTTAGCCATTGTGAATTGTGCGTGCTTGGGCAGCTTTATGGTAACTATATGGATGGACTAGACGCGTTGCACCTAGAAGATGGTGCTGGCAAATACGCTTTTATATCTGCGGGTCGTCAAGCTGACGAAATGCATACCGAATGGCGCAAACAAGTTAAAACTATGTCTAAGCTTGTTGATGAGCTTGTGGAACGTAGGAATGCTGCCATGCTAGAAGCGGATGATCTCCTTGCGCAGCGACAAGCATTGGATATTGCTTTTGAAGCTGTTGATAGGCAGCTTACAGATTTGCAAAAGTGCATTAATGCATTGAGCTGACATTAACCAACAAAAATAGAATGAGGAAATAATGACTACTGTTCGAATTGCCAACCCTGCCGATGCACGTGCTCTGGCACCCAAGTATGACGTTGAGTGGCCTGCTGGTCGAGGTCGAACTCCGCTTGGCAAGCTTGCTAGTGCCATTGTGGCTAAGGGCGACACGATTGACGATACGCCCTACTTTTCTGCCGCTATGGCCAATGGTCCGCAGGGTGGCATTAAGGCCATGCTAGAGCGCATTGTGGTGTCTGCGGATGCCGCTGCTACCGCTAAGGACATGCTTGCCGCTCTGGGTACTAAGTCGGTTGCCCCTGCTAAGCCTGCTAGTGACGTCAAGTACGTCGTCAAGGCCGTTGTGCCCAATTCAAGCGGTAAGGGCAAGCGCCCCGCAAAGGTGACCATGACGCTGGCTGAGATCCGTGAGCATGGTAATGCAATGGGCCAGCGTGGTCGAGTTTCGGAGTCGACCATTCTTGCGGCGGCGGCCAAGCTTAAGGGATGGGGCGATCCTGCTGAGCTGGACGCTAGCAAGGTCAGTATCACCAAGCTGGACAATTCTCCCGTTGTAGAGGCTGTTGAGCCTGCCGCTACTGCTGCTGCCTAATTGATTAGCTTGCTGCATAGGCAACTATGCAGCTTGCTAGCTTATTAGACAGGAGGAAAATATGGCATGGATTCATCAATTTGATGCTACACCCATTGTGCTCCCTATTGTGCAATTGCCGAATATTGGGCAGGAACAGAGGTCGGATAAATTGCGCTATGAAAGCGGTGCCGGTTTTTGGAACGACCCCGTTTTTAATACTAGCTGGTATTGGGATGGTGTGCACTTTTATTATGTGCAACGTTTTCCTGTTGACGACGATTATGCGCCGAACTATTACCTTGAATTTCGGCAGGAAGTAGAAAGGATTATCCATAATTGTCCGAATGTAGTCGCTTACCGCGAATGCGAACGTGTTGACATCAACAATGCAATTCCGCTGAAAGGCTAATAATGTTCTACGAATGTGCTTGCGGCAATAGCAGTATTCAAAAGCAATGCCATGATTGTCAGGAGCAGCGCTATAGCAAAAAGCAAAGACAGCAACTAGGTGCACGTAGGCATTTTAGCCGGGAGAACAATAACCAGCGGAGGTATTACGCCTATGCGCACTCTAGCTAAAATGCTATTGCTAATACTAGCAATTTTCGCGGGGTTGGGTTGTATTGTCTTTGCTTTTATTCTTATTACTGCTGTATTACAACTAGCAATGCATATATAAGCGTGAAAGTAATTTTATAGCGACTATTTGGTTGCTATAAATACGCTCCAATGGCTTTTTGGGGTAAATTGATATATACAAATGTATATAAATAACCTATTTCCGCAGGTCAAATGGGGTATACATTGTGACGAAATACAATTGAAAGGTGCCAATTAACTATGTTTTGGATTGTACTGGATTGCATTGCATTGCTTATGGATGCTGTTGACTATGTCAAAAAGCGTAATAGGCGTAAGCAGAATTGATTGTATTTACGCCCATTTTAATTAAAAAACACCTATTTGGTGCTTGAAAAGCCTAGCGAATACTAGCAAAATGTGACCGTGCGTATAAAAAGACAGCTTTTTACCCCTATGGAAATAAAGCTTTTGCTAACTGTAAGTAATAAACAACCGTATTGGAAGCATATGCCAACACTGACATACAAAGAAGGTGGTATTGAAGTAGAATACACAAACAATGGAAAGGATGCTATTACTGTAATAGCGGGCAGTACCTATATCATTAACGTATTCCCTTCTACCCCCACTGAATTCTATTCGATTGCAAAAGCGCTAGTAGAACTAGCAGCGCAAATGACCTAGCAAACAATGGATTGGTGAACAATGCCTAATGCACGGGAAGCCCTCTATGAATTGCTGAACAGTATTTATGCAGATGGATGGAACAATGTTGAATTGGACGTTGCTGCTATAGAAGGCATGGTTGACACCTACCTAGCAAAGTACTGACATGCCTCTATATGGCTCCCAGATGCAAGCTAAGCCACTAACAAAGCATGTCAAGTACAAGCACGCACCTAGCTTTATAACCAGGCGTACAGACCAACTCAGGGCCAACATGCGCATACAGACACCACTAGGTCTATTGCCTATTGCTAGCATTGTCTATGTTGGTATTAGGTATGGGCATACATGGTGGACAATGCAATTAGAATACAAAGCAAGAACTGTTAATGCTTCTACCTTTGGTTATACAGAATGGACATGCTTTATTCCTTTCTAATAGGGGATACATTAAGCTCCCCCGCTTTAATTAGCGGGGGAGCTAAACAATTGTTTATGCAATTGAATTTAATGCAGGAATGCCTTTTTCTGTAATAAAAGGATTGTCTAAGTAATGCTTATTTATGTGCGCACTATTGCAATTCGCTTTTATTTTGAAATGCGTACATCAACTTGTATAAATAATTAGTTCCAAAATATGCTTTTCAAATAGTTGATCATGTATTAATAATCAACTTCAATAGCACCATGTGCTAACAATAATTCCTTGGTTCTTTGTGTAACATAATAATAGTAATTACTATATCCGGGGCCAGCATTTCCCTTATAATCTCCCAATGCCAAAGTTTCTCCTATATATTCTAGTGCTTCTATTGTATCTGCTGTAACTCTAAAAAGAACTTCATTTAAGTTTGTATAATCTTCCACACTAGAAAAAGGAATAATACCATTCTTATATATATAAATAGACATTTAGTCTCCCCGGTTTTTTGACATACTAATTTTATATTTTCTTTAGCTCAGCTAGTCTTTTGAAAGATAAAAAGAAAAGTGGTATATGAATATTATCTGCAACACACCTTACCTGCCGGGTTAATTTGTGTATTTTTATTATTGTAATATATATTTCTTTTTCTCCTTTAAAAGAAGGAGGAATAACATACCTATCCCCCGGTTTTATTTTCATAGTTTATGCAGCTTTCTGAGTTCTTTGAAGCTTAATGTAAAGGCTGGTAAGCCTGCCGTTGGGTCTGGTAAGCATTTTACTTCTTTCCGCAGAAAGCTTACTTCTGTAATAGTAATATTAAAACTTAATCCTTTAAAACTAGCTACATAATAACGTTGACCTTTTTTTGGCATTTTAAACCTTTCTTAGTTTAAGAAGTTCATCAATAGAAAACTGCCTGGTTGGAAATTCAATTGAATTGCTAGTACAAATAACTATACCCAACCTTTTATTAATAGCTTTAACAGTCCATGTAGTCGGCTCGAAGCTAGCCTTGTGTGCTATATACTTATCACCTTTTTTAAACTTTAGCATATTATCTTATTTCACCAATTTCATTTTATTTATTTCTTTAAATGTAAAAGGCCAGTCATCGCCAAGAAGTTTTTTATCCGAATGGCATTTAGCAATTCTCAGTAATTTATTAATACTGACAACTGTCCAAGCAATGCCATTGCTGGCCAGGTATTTATTTCCTATTTTTATTTTAGACATATTCTCCCTATTCAAATTCAATTATATATGCTAGACAAAGCAGTTCTTGATATAGACAAAAGTAATTAATGGCATACTTTTTTCCGTTACTAGTATACTGCCACCTAGCTTGACAATACCAGTCGTCAAGGTCCATGTCAACTATTTCGTAAACAATAGTATCGTTTAGAAATATAAATTTAGTCCCTATTTTAAGATCTTCTATGCTAAGCTTGCGCATCTAAATATTTTGTTTTATAGTCTGCTAACAATTTGTAGCATATATCGAAAATACTTGCATATTCCGGAAAATCTGCTGGTCGAGCTGAAACCGTGGGATTGTTGTTTCCACCACTTTGAGCTGCATAATACATCAAATACCAAGTATCCGGGCCGGGAAGGTGCAAAATATGCACCCATGTTGGGTCCATACCTAGTTCTTGTGCTCTACTACTATAGATTGTTGAATCTATTTCATTGTCCATTAAAAATCCTCTACAAAATAGGGTATATTGTTTTGTTCTAATTGTTGAGAAAGCCTGGCTATAGTTATTTTAGCCAATCCTAGGTCAGTCGCCGCTGCAAGACATGCTGCAATAATATTTCAAAGTCAGCATTTTTATTAATGCCCGGCCAACCTAATGTGCTTGCTAATTTTCCTACTAGGCTTTCCCTAGCTAACTTTTCTTTAAGGTAAGCTCTAGCGTTCCATCTATTGACTTTACGTATTGAAGTGAGCCGTCTAGCTAAAGCCCTGTGAAGATCATCCATTGGTGTCCCAAAAAGTAGTATCTATAGCTTTAAGTTGTTGTAAAATATTACTTTGTGCTTCAAGCATTTCTTTTGTCGCCGGTATTTCCAATAAAACTGTAGCTAATCTACCAATAAAGGTGTTAGTAGGTTGAAAATACACTACATCGGCATTAACCTGGACTGCTTCTTTCGTTACATAAATATATCTACTAATGTGTGCGGCACGGCACAAGCGTTTTATTTGTCTAGCTATACGTCGTTGCATCAAATAGTTCTTCCAGTTTATTTTCAAAATCCAAGCGTACTTGTTCGTTATTATTAAAAATAATTAATGTGTCTATAATTTGTTGTTCGAAGCTTTCTTCTGTTTTGTATGTACGGTATTTAATAGCACCATCAAGCAAAAGAACTAATTCAAGTTCACTGCGCCAATATTCTATTTCTAAAGAATCAATATCAAAATATAAAGTAGCTATTTTTTCTAGAAAAATACTTTTAAATCTTTGCAGTTCAGCTTTTTTCATTTTCAACATTAGTAACCTTTCAAGTTATACTATCTACGACTGCCCAAGTATATAATTGCTGCTAGCATTATGACAATTATTATTGCTAGAAACATGTATAATTACTCACTACACTAGCTTTTTTAACAATGAAGAATTCGCCAGTTATTCCGTGCATAATGATGTCACCAATTTCTATAACAGAATAGACATTCCATCTAGCTTTTGACAAGCGGTGTTCATCACCTACTACTTCTATTTCAAACTTCCCGGCAGTAAAAGCTTCAACATCGCCAGGAATACCTGTATATGTAAGTCCTTCTAATTCCACGGATGGAATATATTTTTTAATGTGCATTGTCATCCTAAGTATTTGATTGCTAGAAAATTAATAATAATATGCATTGTGTTGTCAGTAATAATCATAAGCCAAGTAGCAAGCCAAATTGATCGATCTTTGTAGTAGCCTGTTATATTGCAGTCCTTCCATGGATATCTATAGGCAGCCGGGGAGAATAAATTCTTGAACCATATTACATACCTAGCTAAACGCCAATGATCTATTATTAGATGCGTAAGCACAATAACTACTAATGCAGGCCAAGCATGTGTAATAAATAAAAATGGCAAGCCATAGCTTAAAGCATGTGCTATGGCTGGCCACCAGCGTTTAGTTTTAGCTTGAGCCATCCAATCAGTTTGTAAAAAGTAGTCACCAAGGAGATGTGCTATAAGCTGCTCAAACATTAGTAGTATTGTTCTAGCATAGTTTTAAGATATCCTTGTCTGCTAACTTCCATTGAATACATTTCTTCGCTGGGATAAAGAAATTGTCATCTGCCATTACCTTTTCAAGATCAGGAATAGCGGCATATTTCTTATAGTGATCAAGCATATTACCAAACCAGCGTTTTGTGCGGGCTGCTGCTCTATCTGTTTGCAAGGGCGACCTATAGCCAGGATTATAACTTTGGCCATAATGTATCAAGTGCTCGCCATAGCTACTAATGTACCTTTCGCCAGGAGTGCCCGCAACAGCCACTAAAGACCCGGCAGAAAAAGCGTCACGCATAACTATAGTACGTACAGTAATTCCATATTGCTGTGCTAATTCTAACAAATGAATTATATGCACAGCAAGGCTACCATCTCCTCCGTCGCTGTTGATATATATTTCTATTACAGCGCCGTGCTGCATACGTAATTCTTCTATTTTGCACGTCAAAGGAACTATTATGCCAGCTTTTAATTCTTCATCAAAATCTGCTAGTATAAAGAACTTGTTTTCTTCATGGTGTATACTTTCAAACTTCATTTCTTTATACCAGCACAATTAGCTAATACATCTTTAAAAGAATAGGAATGTGTATCGGCAACGGAATCACGTACATGAATCAATTCAGAACGATATTCAATTCCAGTTACTTCCATGTCACCATCATTAAACATAAGTATATCCCCTATTCTAATATTCTTTATTTTGAATTTCATATATCTTTATACACCTCGCTATATAATGTGTATGTTGCCCACAAATTTTGTTGCGCTAAATCTACAGTAAATACTGTTTGATTAGCTGGCAAGTCACCAGTTACCATGCTATACAGGCTTAGTGGATTTTCCACATTATATAGGCTAATAGCATATGCTATTGCCCGATGGCATATTTCTATGAAACTATTAGTAACATCTCCTATGTAGCTAAAGTTAACATTATATGTTTCTCCCGTACTAAACAATATATGCATAGTTCCTTGTAGGCCATCATAATTGCCAGTTATTAGCAGCCTATGGTTGTTAAAGGCACTTTGTAGTGCGTCTATAATGCTTGTAAGAATATTTCCAGAGCTACAAACACTATCAATGAATGCTTGCCTATCGCTATGCAAAGCTGCATTTTGTATAATAGCTTGCGCAGCAGCTTGACTAATGACACGCATAAATACATCCATTTTACCCTGGTTGTTACCATCTAAAGAATGGTATTCAAAAGGTATGGCAATGAACGTACTATCAGCAAAACCTACAGTGATGTAACCGGTAAAACCGTCATATGTTCCACTAAAGCTTGTAGCGTGTCCATTGTATTGTTGATATAGCCTGTCTATAATACTAGCTTTGATTTCAGCCATAGCGCTGCACCTCATAGGTGTAATAAGGTGGTCTAACATCCATACCACCATTAGAAAAATGGTAATGGATGTGGGTGTTTTGTACGTTTATAAGTTTTTCTAGTAATTCTATAATTTTAGCTGCTTGTTCTTCAGTCATTTCGAGGCCCCAATTCTATATTATGCATAGCGGTAGCTGAATTATAGCTAATAGTAAGTGTACGTTGTGCATTAGCTTTGAGCATTTCTGAGGTAATATTAAGATCATTAGTTTCGCCAGCACGTCCAGTCCCTATTACATGGTCAACAAGTACTTTAATAATGTTGGCAAACAATTCTTGATTAGATTGCAACTTACTGATCAAATCTTTTGTATCGTCGCTAATCATTTCCACCTTTCCCATAGTTGTCTTTGATATTTAGCGTCCCATAGAGCGTGATGCTCTGGTGTTATTCGCGCAGGTTTGGGTTTATGCCTATTGGGCAATTGCATTGTTTCGTTAGTATACATGGGCATAGGTTCTGGTAAATCTACCATACGTCCAAAGAATTGTGACAAAGCAACATGGTCATATGCTGCGAAGTAACCCCATAATTCTACTTTACCGTAGTTTTTATACCGGCCATTGTCAGTAATAAAAGTGTAAATAGCTTTTTTGAAAGCAGAATGCTCAATGCCAAATAATGCTTTATCAGTGTCTGTAATTAAAGGAAGGACATTGTATATAACAAATTGATTAGGTTGATAAAGCCCTATTTTCATACCTTCAAAATAATCTAGGTTTATTTTATATAGTTCTCGATTGTCTTCTGATTGCATACCTAAGCTAATAGGTATAATGCGTTCACCATCATCATGGAACTCTAGGTCATAGAAATACTTCATATAGACACTTGCCATACTGGTATTGTTGCACCTAAAACAGCTTCTCTAATACAACCTGGGTTAAGGATATCTTCTATAAAGTTTCTCTTTGTTGTGCATCTAGTAAGCTGCTCTTCATTAAACCATAAATCGCTATCTGGATCAACTAATGAATGAGCTAAGCTATATTCATAAAGCGCAGAAGAAACTTGACTTATATTTTCGGCGTTGGCTATATAAAATGTCTCTCCATATATTTCATGGCTAAATAACCATATAAATTCACCACTACTAGTTTTATAAGCTTCTTTTTTATTTAGGAGCATCTTCTAATCCTTCTATAAAGTTTTCAATTTCTTCGGCTGCTTCCATTAAAGCATCAAATACAATTTCAACTGAATGTTTGAAAATTTTCAAGTACTTTTCAAGCATTTTCGGGGTCCTTTTCTACGAATGGTAACGTACCAACATATTCAAACAATTCGTGTTTTTTATCCAATTGCAGTGCTATTTCAGCATCAAAATGCTTTAAAAGCAATAAAAGCGAATCGTACATACGCATGTTAGTAATGAGCAACATGCCCAATACTTCTTCAATTTCTGGTTTTATTGACTCTGTCATAATTCTTCCGTTGACAATTGTATATCTAAAACACCGCGTACAATTTCTTCGGCGTGGTCAGCATCGTCAGCTTGAATAAGAAATTCTTTAGCAAAGTCTTCATTGACATACACTTCTACTCGATACATCATCGTGTTCTGACTTTGAAATTTGTAATACCATCAAGATTTATCCTAATTCTTTTTTGCATAGGCATAATAACTCCGTACGTTATTAAGTCGCTATATTGTACTTCTTGTTCAACTTCTATTTGAAAAGCTTCGCAAGTAATCAAACGTGTCTTTGTAGAATTAATTAAGCGTACATGCATTTTTTCACCAGGTAATTCAAAATTTGAATACATCTATTCTCCCAAGTCTAGAAGCTTAAAGGTAGCAGGGAACAAGGGAGATGTCAAGTCTAGGACAGCCTGAGCATATTGTCTGATTTCTGCTTGTGCGTCATGTGCCAAACGTTCTTCCAAAAAATGTATAACGGTAGCTAAAGAAGTGGTCCATTGAAATTGTGTATACATTGCATAGGCAGGTATAAAGAGTCTAGCCTGTTCAGTGGCTACGCCCATTTCTTCAGCAGCCTGGTATAGTTCTTGTCCATTGGCACAAAATTCTGTTAGAGTCTTTGATAGATACGCACCTATTTGAGGGCTAAGAGACACACCAGAGCCTTGCTTTTTATTAGCTGGCATCGAACGCCAAGCAGTATTAGCAGGAACATAAAATTCTGGTTCAGCCGTAACGTACCTTTTTGACATTTCATTCCAACCAAATTGTTCAGCACGCATTGTACTTGCTACCGAATACTTGTACCACTGATTTGTCACGAAAAGGGGTGCTTTAACCTGGTAGGTAATAGTAGCGTGCCGAAAACATGACATATGTTTTTCCCGAAGAAGGAACGCCAAGAGTTTTTCTTCTTTGGCGTTCCATTCAGGAGAATCTTTAGCAAAACTTGCTCGCGCTGCTTTTGTAGCACTAAGGTCAGATCCCATGTGGTCTATGACCTTAACGAATCCTTTGTCTAAAACATCAATCATCATTCTGCCAATTCAAAAGTTGCATCGAAAAAGACTGGATCATAATTTTGATAACTTCCACCAGGCACCATAGTAATCCAGTCATTTACAGTGCATGTTTGCCAATAGCCGCCCTGGTCGTCATTCCATAAAAGACCAGGTGTTTCATCAATGGGGGAGCGGAATCTACTTTCAGCATTAGAATTAGTTCCTACAAAATCAATTATTGTTTGATCATTTGTACCATCCCATTGTATGGCATCATATATTGGTGGTTTTAATATATAAAGTGTCATTTATGCCTCCTTTTCATTTCTTGCTATTGCTGCATTTGCCCAGAAAGTTGCTTCATCTAGAGCCGTCAAAGAACTAGATTGTTCTCTACTAGGCGGGGTATTTCTTGTTATAAAATGCTTTACTTCTGTAATATATTGTCTAATTCCTTCATAGCGTTCTACTTGATTGCCATGTGGAACATGAAAAGTTCCTTCATTTTCAATTCTAGCAGTTAATGCGCTACTTACTTCGTAATCATTCACTTTTATCCTTTCATTTCTTTTAATTTTCTAAAACATTGTACGGTTGCCTTGACATCACCCATGGCACTATGCTCGGATTCATTAACTATTTCTAATAATTCACATACCTTGTGCAATCCCGGCAATTCTTCCAAATCTAATATACCCATAGCATACGAAGAAAGATCAAATAATCTATGATGCCAAGTAGAGTTAGCTTTATCACCATTTTTAATGTACGTATTGATCATTTTTCTAATAAACATTGCATCAAAAGCCGGATTGGAGCCAGCTATAGTATTGTCAGCAATACGTTCAAGAAATTTATTATACTCGATTAGATCCGAATCTTGAGTAGCCAAAGCTATTCTATCAACATACTTGTTGATCTGCAAGGCGAAAAGATCTGCCTTTGCTAAAATTTTATATGGGTCGTGAATAGGTATAAAAGAACCATATTCGTCAGTAGAAAGGTCATACCATGCTATTTCAACTATGTCATGCTTAGCTATGTCTAGACCATTTGTTTCAACATCAACAACAATTTGTTTACGCATTAATTATTTCTCCTAAAAGTCTATATTTGGCAGGATATGCTCTTCCAGCCGCTTGCGCCATAATAATGTTCTGCAATTGATGTATTAAAAATACAACTTCTCGATAATCTTCTTTTCTTGTCAAGCCAGTTCCTATTATTTCTGAAAAATCTCCTGCGATATTTCCTAGCTTAGTCACGGTTGCTTCTTCTAATTCTGTCAATAGATTCATGCTTGATCCGTTATATATGTTTTATATTCGGGATCTTCAATATACCAATGTGTTCGACCTGCATCGTCACTAAAAGCTTTTGAATTTCTATTATTTTGCCATAGAGGATATCCACTAATAGAAGAGCGATCTTCCCATTCACTGGAGGCAGTCGTCAAAGGTGTTAAATTTTCATGCTTCAAAAGCTTAGCAAGCCAATCAATGGCTATAGAAGCACTTCCACCACTGTGGCCAAATTGAAAAAATTGTTCAATGGTTGATATAAGGTTGACAACAAAAGGATCTTCCATATCGGAATAGATCCTTGCTAGTTCTGCACGAGCGTGCTCAACATGCATGGCTGTCCAATAATGGAATTAAACATTGATGCCATTGTGCAATTTCTCTATATGCTTTATCTCCATACCATATGCATAAATTATCAATGACATGAGTATATGCAGTTTGTAAAGCTTCTGGTACTTCAATTAGTAATTCGTCTAGTGCTTCTTGTTCATAAGAATCAAGCATTTTTTCTTCCTTCGATCGGATTCAAAATATCTACTGTACGGGCAGGTCCAGCTTCATTAAATAATTCTTGTATGTATGCTGGATAGTGCATATATACAGCTCCTTGTGGTTGCATTTTACGCTTACGACAACAAAAAACCATATGAAAATAGCAGTCTCCATCTCTATCAAGTAATAAACAATCTTCTTTAGTTTGTTGTAACAAGACAATATCTTCTGGCTCAATTATTTCAGAATCACCTACTGCCCACCCAAAGAAATCATTACAATTAATATTGAAAACAATTTCTCCGGCATAAACTTCCCACTGTAAATTTTCACAAAGTCCATCGTCACCAAAGATACATAATATTTGTTTTAGCTGTTCATCTGTATACTTCAATTAGTTTTCCTTTTTAGATTCGAATATAGGCGGCTTTACGGCATCTTCAACTGTCATGCGGCTAAAAATTCCTTGTTTCTAATCTGCATGAGCATTTTTCCTAATTTATTTTCGCCGGGTAGTTTGCATTTAGCACAAAAACAATGTCCCCAATAATTATCATGCCAATAATTTCCTTCTACCAATTCTTCATTAGCAGTAGCTTCAAGCAAGCTATTTAATACTGGATCTGCAAATTTTATTATTAATAGACGTAACATAACAGCATCTTTGACAGCATCCCAATTATCTATTAGTTTTACTTGTCTACCTAACCTTTTAGCAAAACCGGGCGAAGCAGCTTTAGAAATACTTGTAGCTTCTACCAAACTATCTGTTTTAGCTGCTTGATAAGCATGTTCTAAAGTTGGATAGGTAATGTGGTGAGGACCAGCAAATATTATATGTGGGTAAAAATTGCTAAGAAAATAATTCTGCATTCTAAAGTCATCAATCATGGTCTACCTTTCATAATTTCTAGCATTTCAAATGCTGTTACAGCTAATGCACCCTTTTTTAGGGCTAACTGCCGTTTATTAGCAGTGACGTCATAATGCCAAAAACGAGAAGCTATACTTCCGGGTTTAGCTGGTAAAGAATTCTTTTTAGTTAATGGATCTTGAAAATAGGATTTCTTAAGTCCTATTTTTTCAGCAAATAGATGTAATTCTTCTTGTGTATCTGCTGTCATATGGCACCAAGTAGTATTCCAATTCTTTATCCTGGCTGGAATAAAAACATTGTCAACATATACCGACATATATTAGTTCTTCCCTTAGATTTGATCTGAGAGCCATATAGGAGTATTGTAGGAGCTATGGACGTTCATTATAATACTGGTAATTACTAAGCTGTTCTAAAGTAGGTTCCGATGTAAGATAATAATCTTCGCCGAACATATTTTTTGGTTCAATAGAGGAAGTAACACAGTTAACTATTTTATTTGTTCGGTTGTCAATAATAAAGTATTCAATCATATTGAGGGTCCTAATTCTCTCTTAGTTGGAGCAATTTTAAAAACTTTGTCAAAATAGAGGGAGTCCTCAAGTAAACGATTCTCAAAATGAGAAACCCAAAAAGTATTACAAGCATGTCCTTGATCAGGACAACAAACATATTTTCTATAATCTTGAAAAATAGAAAAATCCTTGTAATGTTCTGGTTTTTTTCTAAAAAGATTTCCTCTGTGGGTATAATGTGTATTTGAACAATTAAGCCAATAGGGTTCAGAATTACTTACCAATAGAGGATTAGCACAAATTTGTGAATAGAGTAAATCAAAATCTTTTCTAGTATTATCATTAAACCCTCTATTAGCATATTCTTCATATATGGCAGTATTATAAGCATATAACCAATTTAAATGTCCGTTCCACATATGCATTACAGGATGATTTGACCAAGAATCAGAAAAGCCACCTAAGGTGGCCATAATCATTTTAGATTCTAATCTTTGTTTAATTAATCTAGCATTATCTAAGCATTTTGCTGTTTGTTTGAAATCGTTACCATATGGCATAAAGGTCATTACCATAATGAAGTCCTCCTATCCAGCTAGAGCTTAGCATAGCTAAAAATTCAAGTCAAGTGAGCTGATCAAGCATTTTTTCAGCCATAATATTTAGTTTAGCAAATCTTATATATTCACCATAACCAAGATCTTTGCTGTAGCCACACAAAACACATTTTAACAAAATAGCTAAAGGTTCTACCATTGGTAATAGGGGGAGATTACAAGAAAGACAAGTAATTGGTTTTTTATCAACCATATGTCTTTCTGCCCATCTTTTATATTCATTAATAACTTCAACATTCATTTTTATCCTTAAAAAGGAGGTTTGTCTCCTATTTTATAGTTTTTGTACATTTTCAATAATTCTAAAAGTTCTTCTTCTGTGAATTTATTAAATTTAATATTTTGTTTGTCACATAATTCTCCAAATTCATCTAGCATAGACGCTATTTTTAAAAAGTCTATTTTACTGATCATATTATCTCCTTAATATGTGTCATATATGACGTCTTATAACTGTCTTAATATTAAAGACTCTATATTAAACAAATTGATAACACCTATTTTTTCTTTTATGTTTTTTCTATAGATATTACTAAACAAATGAAGAAACAAATAGAAAAACAATTGTTTATTTTTAGGAAGCCATATAAGTCTCTATATAAGGATTAAGTGTAACCGAATGGTACGTCTTTTTGAAGGCTTTGTCAAGTCACTGCTGTTCGATTATCAACTTTGCTTCAGAAAAGTTCCTATGCTAACATGATCTCAAGAAAGGACTGATATGGAACTAGCTTTTTATTGTAATCCGGGGGATTTAAATTTACATGGTGGGTATGGAATTGCAGGTCATGGCATTGTAAGTAGCCTTAATAGATTGGGACATGGTGTTGCCATTCTACCTCACATGCCCACCAATGCAGATGTTCAATTCAATTTCGCATTCCCTTCTATTTTCGCTGATTATTTAACTCCAAAAAGAAAACAAATTTATTGTTGTGTCTGGGAATCGAGTCTACTACAAGACGACTGGCATGACATTTTAGAAGAAGTGGATGAATTCTGGACAGCAACAGAATGGTGTAAAAATATGCTTGAAGCGAACGGATATCCTGTTTCTACAGTTTATCCACATGGAATTGACCCTATGTGGAAACCAAGAAGGCGTCAGATCGATTCTAAGCTCGTTTTTTTACATGATGGGGAACCAACCACCAGAAAAAATGGACAGCTCGCCTACAACGCTTTCAGGGCTGCTTTTGGGGATGCTGACGATGTACAGCTCGTTATCAAATCAAAGGGTCCATCAACAATACGTAATTATGATCGTTTTGGAAGTATTCGCGGGGATCTAGGAAAGAATGTAACCGTGATCACACAAACATACGAAGAATTGGAATCTATGGTTGCCCTTTACCATAAAGCACATTGTTTGGTAATGCCCAGCGCTGGTGAAGGTTTCGGTTATCCAGGATTACAAGCCTTGGCTACTGGTATACCAGCAATTTGTACTGCTGAATGTGCCCCCTATATTGATTATTTAGGAACATTGGGATTAGAATCTACTTATATTGATTCTCCGTGGCCAACTATGCACCCGGGGCAAATACTTAAACCTGATTTTGATAATTTAGTAGAAAAATATAGATTTGTTTATTCTAATTACGATTCAATTATTGATTCATATTATAAGCAAAGTTTTTCTGTTCATGCAGCTTACGACTGGGATACTTTGACAAAAAAAGCTTTTGAACCTATTTTTAACTCTTATTTAACAAGTTCTAAGCGTGCTATACTCAATGACAAATAAGGTATGTAATTCCTGTCTAGAAAACAAAGCTGAAACAGATTTTTGGGCCGGGAAAAACAGATGCATAAATTGCTTAAAAAAAGCAGCTAAGTTTTATAGGATGAATAATCCTATAGCCGAAAAATCTAGAAAACTTTTATATTATTATGGTATTGATATTTCTATATATAATAAAAAGCTTGAAGAACAAGCTGGTTGCTGCAAAATATGCAATAAACATTATGAAGAAGTTGGTACACTTGTTGTTGATCATGATCATGATTGTTCTAATAATCATCCTACACAAAAAGCATGTGATCTTTGTTTAAGGGACTTATTGTGTCAAGACTGTAATAGAGGAATAGGTTTGTTTGAAGAAAATGTTGTATTTTTGAATAATGCAATCTTATATATAGAGCTACACAAAGAAAGGAAGTAGTTTTTTGTCATTATTAGACAAGGATGGATATATTAAAGATCCATATAGAAACTTTATCGCTATCAGCAGATATGCAAGGTGGGATGAAGGAAAAAATCGCAGAGAAACATGGGCAGAAACAGTAGATCGCTATATGGTTTTTATGCGTGAATATTTGCAAAAAAACAACGATTATAGTATTGAGCAAAATCAATTTGACGCAATAAAAGATTCTGTTATTAACATGCAGGTGCTTCCTTCTTTACGTGCGCTTATGACAAGTGGGAAGGCTTTAGAAAAGAGCGCTATAGCATCATACAATTGCTCCTATTTACCTATAGACTCTATTAAATCTTTTGATGAATTGATGTTTATACTGATGTGTGGTACGGGCTGTGGTGTTTCTGTTGAACAAAAGTATACAAATATGCTTCCCACAGTCTCTATTGATCTAGAAGATTCAGATCACATGATAGTTATTGCTGACAATAGAGAAGGTTGGGCTAAATCTTTACGAGTATTGATTTCTACACTTTATGCTGGCCAAATACCTCAATTTGATTTTTCTAAGGTACGTAAGGCTGGAGAAAGACTTAAAACTTTTGGTGGTAGGGCTTCTGGTTCGGAACCATTACGGCAATTGTTTAATTTTATTATCAAGAAATTTGAAGGCGCACGTGGTAGAAAACTAAGTCCTTTGGAATGCCATGATATTGTTTGTAAAATAGGAGAAGTTGTCATAGCAGGTTCCGTCCGTCGCAGCGCAATAATCTCCTTTTCAGATCTTAGCGACAAAGATATGGCTGAAGCGAAGAACGGACAATTCTGGATAGATAATGCTCAACGTTCAATGGCCAATAATTCTGCTGTTTATTATGGCAAACCAGATGTTAAAACCTTTTTGAGAGAATGGAATTCTCTAATAGAAAGTGGTTCTGGCGAAAGAGGTATTTTTAATCTTAAAGCGGCGCAAAAACAAGCAGCTAAATATGGCTTACGTGATTCAGATATTGAATATAAATCAAATCCTTGCCTGGCCAGTGATACTTTGTTATTAACCTCTGAAGGTTTGCAGAGAATAGGAGATCTTTGTGATAAAGACTTTGAAATATTTAATGGAGATGGAAAATTTGCTCAGTCATCTGCATGGTATACAGGAGATAAGCCGGTATATTCTATAAAATTGTCAAATGGTCAAGAAATAAAGTTAACTAAAAATCATGTTATCGAAGTAATGACAAAAACTTTTCCTAGTCAAGAAGTATTTAATAAGTCAATAGAATTAACTGTTGGAGATTTAGAACCAGGAATGAAAGTTAAGCCATTTTACAACCAATTGCAAGTACATACTGGAGGAATTGATGTTCCTAATGCAGAATTATATGGACTTCTTTTTGGTGACGGATATATTCAAAAAAATGGTGGAACTTCGGTATATATAAAAACAGGAGAAAAAGAAGTTATTGAATTTTTACATAAAACGCTGGGTGATAGAATCTCTATAACTGAAGACAACTTGTTTAGAATAAAAGACATGCTTGCAGAAATGCAAGCATATGGATTCAGCCTTTCTCCACTTCCACAAAGACAATACCCAGAGTCTATTTTTACTTGGTCAGCCAAGAGTCTATATGCTTTTCTTCGTGGCCAATTCAGTGCCAATGGTGGTGCTATGCCTAAGCACAACAGAATTGATTTAAAGGCAACTTGCTATAAAATGGTTCAGGATTGCCAGCGACTATTGTCGGCCTTGGGGTTTAGTTCCTACATTACTACAAATAAAGAAAGTGAAATACAATGGTCTAATGGAACCTATATTAGTAAACAATCATATGACTTGAATATATCAGGTGCTTACCAGTACTCTAAGTTTCAAAAAGAAATAGGGTTTCAGCATGAACATAAATCCTTAGAGTGCCATGGAGATCCGAATAAGAAATTTAAGTCTAGAATAGTTGATATTATATCAATAGATTATATTGGCATAGAAGCAGTTTATGATTTTAGTGAGCCTATTACACATTGGGGTTGGGCAAATGGTTTCAAGATCCACAACTGTAGTGAAATTTTATTAAAACCTTATTCTTTTTGTAATTTGAGTAGCATTCCTGTTGCTGGAAATGAAACTCTAGAAGAACTAAAAGATAAAGTTGAATTGGCAACAATATTAGGAACTTGGCAAGCATGTATTATACATTTTCATTATTTGAAGAAAGAATGGAAGCAAAATGCAGAAGAAGAAAGACTTTTGGGTGTTTCTTTGTCCGGCATTTTTGGACATGCTGTTCTCAATGGAAGCCAAGGACTAGAAAAAACGGCGGAATGGCTTGATGAATTACGACTACATGCTAGAAAAGTGAATGAAAAACTTGCACCACAATTAGGAATAAATATTTCTGCTGCTATAACTTGTGTCAAACCAGAAGGAAATTCTAGTCAATTAACAAATACTAGTAGTGGAATTCATCCTTGGCACAGCGAATATTATATTAGAACGGTGCGCAGTGATTCAAAAGATCCTTTGGGACAATTTTTAAAAGATTCTGGAATTCCATGTGAACCAGATCTCATGAAGCCAGAAGTTTCAGAAGTTTTTAGTTTTCCTATTAAAAGTCCAAAAAATGCGTTAACAAGAAAAGACATTACAGCTCTAGAGCATTTAGAATTATGGCTTACTTACCAGAGACATTGGTGCGAGCATAAGCCTTCAATTACTGTAAATGTTAAAGAAGACGAATGGCTTGATGTAGGTAAATGGGTATATGACAATTTTGATGAAGTTTCAGGGATTAGTTTCCTACCTTACGCAGATCATGTTTATCAACAAGCACCTTACCAAGAAATAACAGAAGCACAATACAATGAAGCTGTAGAAAAAATGCCTAAAGAATTACATTGGTCTTTATTGGCGCATTATGAAAATGATGATGCAGCAGTTATAGGAGGAAGAGAATTAGCATGTTCGGCCGGTGGTTGCGAAGTGGTTGATCTTATTACTTAATCAACATTGCACTATAGTATGGACATTGCTATAATAACTTGATGACACAATTTGCAGATTTTTCCGCAGGGAGACCGGGCGCTCTTGCATTATTGCAAAATGGTTTCGGTGGAGTAATACGCTATGTAGGGCTTGGTAGTTCTGGTAAACGTATTACATCTGCTGAATATTTGGATTATGCTCAGCATGGTGTACAAGTTGCGTTGGTAGCAGAATATGACACGCATGATTCTGAAGGTGGCTATAATAGGGGTGTAGCTAATGCGCGTCTAGCCCTCAATGATGCACGTGCTTTAGGAATTCCAGATTGGACACCTATTTTTGCAACAGCAGATGAGCACTTACCAAGTTCTTTAATAGGATCTTCGGTTGATTACGTCCGGGGATTCAGAGATGTTTTAGGATTAGCTCGAACTGGTGCTTATGGATTTTCTGAATTTCTTAGTGCTGTTCGTAATGCCAATATGGCTTCTTCCTATTGGCGTAGTGGTACCGAACCAACAGCAGCAGAAAAAGAATGGACAAACCTATGGCAAAGAAATAAGGCTCCTTCAATAAGGAAAGTTAATGGAATAATATGTGATATTAGTGATAAATTTTTGGACCTAGGAGGATTAATGACAAGTTTAGATGACACCTTTATTCCATTTGATAAAAATGGTAAACAACTATGGCCAGTTTCGTATGCTTCTGCTATTGCTAATGTATATGCTATGCTATTTTATGGTTCTCACTTTGCGCCATGGGATGGCGTTTCATTAGTACAGTCAGCTAGAGATTCTAATAATATGGCTAATTCTACTAATGCCGACATAGTGGATCTACAAACAAAGATGATAACATTGGTCAATACTGTTGCACAACAAAATGGTTTAACAGCCGATCAAGTTATACAAGCTGTAGATCAAGCTCTTGCAACAGGAGCAGTAACAGTTGATGTCAATGTAACAAATAAAACACCTACAACACCGTGAGGAGGATGAATGGGTATAAATATTAATATCGGTGGAGCTTTTGAAAGAACTGCGTGGACTTTTATTCAGTCTTTTGCAGGTATGATAGTTGCTTCTGGAACTGTTGGCCTTGCTGGATTTGACTGGAAAGCAGATTTAATTGCAGCAGCATCAGCAGCAGCATTATGTGTTGCTAAAATTTTGGGTATTGCTGCTTCTGTAACAAATACGACTCCAGCAGTAGAAATTACACGTAATGCAGTAAAAAATAATGATCCACAAATTTTTAAGCCACCACAGGAACCATCTGATTGATATAAACAGCGCCTATAGGCGCTGTTTTTGTTTTGTGGTACAATTGCTAAAAATGAAAGGTGAAAATGGCTTCTTCAATTATCCAATTGCCAGCAGGCACTGGCGTAAAGAAATGTATTAATCTACCAACAGCAGGATCTTGGCTAGGTGGAGTAACAGTTTCTTTAGCTGTAACAAATGCGGATGCAACTATTTTAGATTGGTTGTATATATGGCCAGATGCGACAGTAATAGGAACACATTATTATAGAAGAGTGGGTGGCACTGCGGGCGGTAGTTTTAAAAACTGGACTTTATCTGCGGACAGTAGAATTTATCGTCCATTATACGCACATGAAACAATAACAACAGTTCATTACACTAGTACCAATGATATTAGTTTATGTGTAGAAACTACTAGATCTACTGTATTTCCATTTCCACATCCACAAACTACGGGTGTTCTTCCTAATAATAATGGACAGATCTTCTATCAATCAACGCCACCAACATAAAAATGAAAGTATATGATCAGCTAGCATTTTCAGCTATGCCACTTTTTTATATAACATCACCAAGCTCAAGTGATGTTTCTTTGGCTTCGCATTATTCTCTAACAACAAATTTTGCAGGTACTAATCAACCAATAATAGCTGGCTCACAATCTTCTTTTCATTTAAATAGTTCTTCTACTTTTAGCCTTACTAGTTCTGACCAATATATACAGGGACTCGCATTGGAATTTGTTGCCAATCTAAAATCTCCAGTAAATGATATTCCTTTTTTAGTTAATTCAAACGGAAGCGGTATTTTTCTTTATCCTAATGGAATATATGTTAAAGTATATTGTAATGATGGCAGACCAACTATGGTCTATGCTCCAATAGAAGATTGGAACAATAAGCTTTATATAAATGTAGAACTTCATGAAAATAACATTATCCTCAAAATAAACTCCCGCTCTTATACTGCTATTTACTCATCTACTCCGTTACCAGTTTTTAACAATTTTTCATTGGCTGCCTTGCCTTCAGATTATATAGCTTCTATAGATGGTATAGGTATTTATAATACTACAATGATAGATAAACTATTTTGTATTGATGACAGAGGCCAGGGATACGAAATATATTCTGCATCTGGGTTTTCAGGTAAGACTACTTTATTTAATACAATAGAAACTGAATTTGATACTGTTATAAGTAGCTCTGATTTTGTAACACAGAATAATACTTTGAGTGATTATTTTATATATAATGGTCAACAAGGATCTTATTTCATTTTGAGACATAATAGTAAATTCCCACTTTATTACAATACCAACAATTCTACTTGGCAAATACTAACAAACCCTACAATAGTTGTAAATTCTGGGGTTAAAACAATAGGCTTTTCTTCTAATTTTATAACAGATTTTGATGTATCAATAACTAGTATCATTGATGGTTCAATTTCATGGCATTCTCCCGCAATATTGCAATTAACTGGACAGATGGTACCTCCTTTAGTAATTGATGAGTGTATAGCCAATTGTCCTGATGGAGCAGATCTTTCAGGAGCAAGCTATACGGGAAATTGGCTTATTTCAGACAGTCTGGACGTTGTTCCTAAAACTGTAGAGATTGTTTTTATGCCTTTAGATACTAATCTCACCTATGTATATTCTAGTTCTGATGGATCAGCTTCTTATGGTTCTGGGGGCTCTATAACTGGTTATACAGCTTATCTCAATGGTGTTTTAGTTACCGACCTAACAACAATTTTGCTAGATCAGTGGAATCATCTAGTTTTAACAAAGAGTTCGACATCAGGTACGACTATATATTTAAATACAAATGCCAGTGCAGCAACTCCTGGGGAGATAAAATATATGCTATTGACTGCATATCCTAATGTTTTAGTATTAGGACAAGTGCAATTATTGAATAGTGTTTTATTGGGACTTGGTTCTATTAGTGTTTCCGAACAAACAATAACAATATCTGAAGGAACTTTCATCAGTGGAGAAGCATTTAATGTTTATTCTTATCCTTGGGCAATTTTAGGCGCAGGGGGACATTAATTTACAAGTTGTTGGTTTAAATTTGACCATAATAATGAAAAAATGTATAATCACACTATGTCAGTAGGTAAAAAAGGTATTAGTGTAGTTAGTGAAACTAATCTTGGGGTTTATGTTTGGCAATTAACTAATGGTAGTTTTGTCATGGATAAAGACTTTAATATTTTAAGTATCCAGGCTTTTAGAGGAGACTTTAAAGCCATAGAAAAAATAACAAAAGTAGCCAGAAATCTGGGATTAGAAGGATCAGCTTATTTTGTAGAGGGTGCTAGAAAGATTAGTGATATAGAATTTGACATACAACGTGAAAGGTTCTTTTCAGGTCTTACTCCTGACCCTTACGACATTGGAGTATATAAAAACGACATATGATAACTGAAATTAAAGAAATAGAAAAAACAGAAGTTGTTCTTTCATCAGGTATTTCTAGACCTAATACTGACAAGGAAGATACTTTTGACGTGCCTGCTTCAGAAATACGTAAATATAAAGGCAAAAATGGAGAATCGGCACTTAATAAAAATTTTGTTCGTAGAGCAGATCGTAGACTACAAAAAGACTTCTCTGGAACAAATGGAGCACAATCAAAGCAGATAAATATTGAAGCCATTATGGGCTATACATATTTAGAATGTATTCTTCCTCCTTATAATATGTCTTGGTTGGCTAAACTTTATGATATATCTCCCGCACACCATGCTGCTGTTAATGCTAAAGTGGAAAGTGTTTTTGGACTAGGATATGATTGGATAGAATCTCCTAAAACTGAACTTACACGTTCAGCAATTCGTACTGATGGAGGTCTTAACAAACTTGAAACTACTTTGAATAAAGAAAAATTTAACATCCAAACTTGGCTTGAAACTACTAATGAAGAAGATTGTTTTGAAGAAACAATGCAAAAAATAGGCAAAGACTATGAAACAACTGGCAATGGTTATTTAGAAATTGGTAGAGATAATAAAGGATCTATTGCCTATATTGGCCATGTACCTTCTACCTACATTAGAGTTCGTAAGGATAGAGATGGTTTCGTTCAAATATTTTCTAATCATATTGTATATTTTAGAAATTTTGGATCTAAGAATCCTAATATTGTTACAGATGATCCTAGTCCTAATGAATTAATACATTTTAAAAAATATTCACCTGTTCATATGTATTATGGAGTTCCTGATATTATTTCTGCGAAGAATCCTCTTGCAGGAAATGAGTTTTCTAATAGGTATAATCTTGACTTCTTTGAAAACAAGGCCGTTCCTAGACATGTTATTATTTCTAAGGGTGTAGATCTAACGTCAAATTCAAGAGATAAATTGGTTCAATTTTTTGAAGCAGGATTGCGTGGACAACACCATCGTAGTATATATATACCATTGCCAGCAGGTGACCAAGTAAGTATAGAATTTAAATCTATTGAAGAAGGAGCAGCAGATTTTTCTTTCGGAAATTATAGAAAAGCTAATAATGAAGAAATTTTTATGGCACATAGAGTTCCACCTACAAGAGCTGGTGTTTTTGATGCTAATGTTGCCCTTGCTGCTGCACAAGAAGCTGATAAAGTTTTTAAAGAATCCTATTCAAGTCCAGAACAAGCTATTTTTGAAAAGAAAATAAAAAGAGTTTTTTCTGAAATTACGGATATGTTTATCTTTACACTTAAAGAACTTTCTTTAACGGATGCGAATACACAATCTCAAATGGATGAAAGAGATATTAGAAATCAAATAAAAGTTCCTGATGAAGTTCGTTCCACAAGGGGAATGAGTAAGCGACCAGATGGAAAAGGAAATGAACCTTTTAGTCCTACAGCACAAAAAGCTGCTGATATGCAAGCCAATGCTCAAAAAAGTAGAAAAAGAGATGCAGATCGTTCAGCCAATCGTTCTGATGACGTAAATAATGCTACTGGTCGTTCTCCAAAAGGCTCAGGTAGAAGGGTGGCATAAATTTGCACATTAAAGGTAATAAGGATATAATAATTTTGTCATGCTAGAAAAAGCTTTCATTACCACAAGCAATGAAAAAGATATACGTATATCAATTCCATTTGCCAAGTTTGATAAAACTAATAGAACTGTATCAGGGTTCGCTACTTTAGATAACTATGACCAAATGAATGATTGTGTTACTGCAATTTCCAGTAAAAAGGCTTTTGAAAGATTTAGAGGTAATGTTAGAGAGCAGCATGATAAAAATCTTGCAGTAGGTAAGTTACTGAACGTCCAATCACAAACATATTTTGACAAAAATTCCGAAGAAGCATATGAAGGGATTTTCGTAGATGCATATGTGAGTAAGGGTGCTCCTAACACTTGGGAAAAAGTATTAGATGAAACATTAACGGGATTTTCTGTTCATGGTTCTATTATAAAAGAGCATTCAGAATATGTTCCTTCACGAGACGCTGTTATTAGATTCATTGATGAATATATACTCGATGAAATAAGTTTAGTAGATTCTCCAGGAAATGAACTTTGTAATATAATGACAATTCAAAAATCAGCAGATGGTACATCTACCATACAAATAGAAAACCAACCAGTGTTCATGAATGTTTTTTGGTGTGATATTGATCAATTGGCTTTTATTACTGAAGACGAAGAATTTAGTTGCCGTATATGTGAAAAGTCTATGGATAATACTGGTTGGTTCGAATCTATTTCCGAAGAAAATCCTGCTGAAAAAGTTAAAGAAATATTAGCTAATTCTATTTTTAAAAATGAATCAGATCAGCAAATGAAGGGAGGTTCTGATATGGATCAAGAAGAAACAGTAGAAAATCAAACTACAACACAGGAAGAACCTGTAGAAGAAACTACTACTGAAATTAATAGTACAGACGAACCAGATCTACAAAATATAGCGAAAGCTATTGAAGAAATTAAAAATAGCTTAACAAAAGTCCATGAAACGGGCGCAGCAAGAGAAAATTCAATTATAAAAATGCGTGAAGTAGTTGAAGGTGTCGAAAAGTCTATTGAAACTAAATTGACTGAACTTTCTAGCAAGCATGAAGGTCTAGCTACTAGATTTAAAGAGTTTCAAGACGGACTAAACACTGTTGAAAAAAGACTTGACACAGTAGAATCAGGATCAGCTATTAGAAAATCTATAGATACAGATTCTACTTTGCAAAAAGATAGAGATAGTAAACGTAAGTGGTCGGGCGCATTTCTCCCACCTAGTTTCGACCAATGATAGATAAATCTTAAAAGGAAAGGAGTTAAACTATGAGCGAAGATATATTAGAAAAAGTTATACGTACTACTGAAGTCGGAGCCGGTGGCGGTGGTTTACTAAATCCTGAACAAAGTTCAACATTTATTGACTACATGTTTGATGCTACTGTTCTAGGAAAAGAATGCCGTACCATAAGAATGCGTTCGGAAGTAGCTGAAGTTGACAAAGTAGCAGTTGGACAACGTTTAGTAAGAGTGGCTACAGAAGCTGTTGATACTGGTGAAAATGCATCAGCAACATTTACCAAGGTTTCTCTAACTACTACTAAACTACGTCTAGATTGGGAACTTTCAACAGAAACTCTAGAAGATAACATTGAAGGAAGCGATCTAGAAGACCATATTGCACGCCTTATGGCAACACAATTTGGAAATGATCTAGAAGATATCGCTATTAATGGTGATTCTACTTCTAGCGATAAGTCATTAAAGGCTTTTGATGGTTGGTACAAACTGGCTCTTGGTGCAGCTCACGTTGTTGATGGCGCTGGTGCAGGCTTAAACCGTGGACACTTCAATAGTGCTCTCAAAGCTATGCCTCGTGTTTACATGCAACGTCGTCCAGACCTACGTTTCTATACAGGTTCAAATGCTATCCAGGACTATTTAAACAGTTTGGTACAAATAGCTAATAACCCATGGGCTGGTCCTACTTCAGATAGACTACTAGATGGTCCTATTCGTACTGAAGGGGCTGCTGGTTTTGGTATTAATCAAGCAACTTTTGGTGTTCCACTAAAAGAAGTACCATTGCTTGTTGAAACTGCTGCTGGTAATTATTCTGGTGCCACTGGGCAACATGGACACTTGGAATTGACATTCCCTAACAATCGTCTATGGGGTGTTAAGCGTGAAGTACAAGTATTCCGTGAATTCAAACCAAAAAAGGATTCAATTGAATATACTGCTTATGTCCGTGCCGGTGTAAACTGGGAGAACATGGATGCCACGGTAATAATTTCTAACATTCGTATTCAGCCGTAGCATATTGATTTTTAGTATGCTTCCAGGTTTGACTGCTGTGATATTTAGATGTATAATATAAAGGTAACCTTCGGGTTACCTTTATTAATTGGAGTTTTATGAATATCAATTTATTGGCAGCGAGAGTTTATCATAATATTCTTGATAGATGTTATAGAGAAACAAACCATGCATACAAAAATTATGGTGGACGTGGAATATATGTACATGACGAATGGTTAACAAACCCTACTAGTTTTTTTCAATGGTATGGAAAAAACTATTTTGAAAAAGGTCAAGTTGATCGTATTGATGTTAATGGTCCATATTCTTTAAGTAATTGTAGAATTATTACTGCCAAAGAAAATAGTAGAAATAGAAGGAATACCATTTACATGACAGCTTTTGGAGAAACAAAGTCTTTAGGGCATTGGGCAGAAGATTCCAAGTGTGCTAAGGGAGTAACTAGAGATGTCTTATATATTAGGTATATTGACTGTAATTGGTCAGGAGAAAATTGTATTTTAACCCCTGTATCTGAAATTAAAGGACAATCTCCTTTCGCTCCAAAGTATAAAGGATTTGGAGAAGAAAAGACATTACATGAATGGTTTACTGATTCGCGTTGTATTATAAAAAGCAAAACAAACCTTTCAGCTAGATTGGTTGCTGGCTGGACAGTAGAAAAAGCTATAATAATGCCTGTAAATAGAAACGCTGGGATAAATATACAAGGTAAGTCTATTTTACAATGGTCTAAAGATCCACAATGTCAAGTTAGCTACAAAGTTCTTAAGTCCCGTCTCGAAAAGGGTATTGAACTAGAACTAGCTTTACAAGAATGATGCTATAATGTATAAAAAGAAAGGTATATTATGTCATTTGAAGTAATGAAGAAGGCAGATTTACTAGAAGTAGTAGATAAAGTAGGTGGAGTAGATATAAGTCCCAATGCCACAAATAAAAGTATTATTGCAGCATTACTTGAGGCTGGAATTACATGGCCAGTCTATAAAAAACTCTATCTTGGCGAAGAAGAAGTACCAGAAGAATTAAAACCTGCTCGTGATATGTTTAATAATGACTCTTCTGTTCTTGTGAAAATGGAAAGACAGAATCCTACTTTTGAGATTAGAGGTTTTAAATTTACGAAACAACACCCCTATGTTGTTGTTTCACAGGATGAAGCTCAAGAAATTATAGATTCTGCTTCAGGATTTAGGTTGGCTACACCCAAAGAAGTTCGTTCCTACTATGGCTGATATATAAGGTGAAAAATGAAAGAAATTTATTCTTCAGGAATATCTTCAATAAAATATAGAATTTTTGTTGATGGTGTACCTACTATTGCCACGGGCAACGTAACTGTATCTCTAACAGGTTCAGATGGCGTCATGTGGCTTAATAATGCTGCTGCTACACCAACTTCTAATACTGGAGAATATTCAATCATTGTTCCTCCTGGTGCAGCAGCACAAACACAAATACTTACTGTTGTTTGGTCCTTTAATGTTGGATCTTATCCGTTTGTTATTACTGAAGAATATATGGTAACAACACCATATGCTGAATGGAGTAAATTTGTAGGAATGACGCCATCTTTAAGCTATGTCGACTTCAAAGAAAGGGAAGTAGTTTCTCGCTATATCATTGAAGCTTTTTGTGGACAGAAGTTTTTTAAAGAAAGACTAAAATATAATGTTATAGGTAGTGGAATGCGTTCCCTTTCTTTGCCGAGATCACTACTTACATTGAATTCAGTTACATGGCCAACTTGGGCCGTTCCTGGTAGACCGGGCGACGTGATATCTTCCAATCAGTCCTTTATTCAATGGGAAATATATGGTGATGGCTGGTTGATTAGACCTGTTGCTCATCAAGAAATAGTAGACCTTGTGCATAAGGAAAGACTTCTATTTACAAGAGACATGACATATATAGTTGACGGACTTTGGGGTTTTGACAGTGTTCCTGGTCCTGTAATTCAAGCAGCAAACATATTGGTTGAAGACTTTCTTTGTGATCAACATAAATATAGAGATCGTTATCTTAAAAATGTTACATTTGATAAATGGGATATTACATTCCTTCCAGAAGCTTTTGAAACTACTGGCAATGTATTGGCTGATCAGATGTTACAGGAATTCAGTTTATCTCCTAGCATTGGGTTGATTTGATGCTAGGAGGATGTATTATTTCAGCTAATTATAGTATGCAGGCGACAATATATGAAAAAGTAAGAACTCTTACTTATTCTGGTCAGATTAATGATTGTTGGTCAATTTCTAATTACGGAAATAATGGCATTATTGATTGTAATATTGCTACTTTTGCTTCTGCTAGTTTTAGATTACAAGCTATGACAGAAATTTTCGGGGATAGATATAAAGATCTACAATTTCTTAAAATGTCATGTGGATTATTACTACCACATACTGTTAGAATTACAAATATAGTAAGTAAAATAGATGGAGCACATCTTTTTACTGAACCTGAATTAGCTGGCAATCCAGATACATGGTTTAATGCAAATGGCTCTTCTCCTATTATAGATCCTTTCGGTAAAATAG